TTTTACTCCTTATAAAACTTTTGGTGTTAAGCTAACTGAAACAAAACAATCTGCATTAGCCCAAAAAGCTAAATAAAAAGAAGAAGAAGAATAACTAAAAATAATAACAGCTTCTCCAAAAAGATGAAATCTATATCTAAATGCATTTTCTATCCCACTTCCAGATAAAACTCCGCCTCCACCCCATCCGTATAAATTTTGATTTGATGACCGAGATATTAAAATTTGATTGTTTGTATTAACAATCGCTATATAATAGAGTGTTGGTTCCCAATCTCTTTTAAACTGAAAATCAAAATATGCAAGATTTACAGGAAGTTGGACAGGAAGTATATAATTCGTCCCTCCGCTTATATTTGCAAAAGCATAATAAGTTACTCCTACTCGTGGTAAATAATAAACAGATGGCACGCCTATTGAAAAACTAACTTGTCTACTTCTATTCGCTATTTTTCTATTAAATACGCTATCTATTTTATTTGGTGCTGTTGTAACTGTAAAAGAAGGATGCGCATTTACATTATAAGTTGTTACACGCAAATGTAAATACCACCAACCGTAAGTAAAGCTATTTCCAAACCTTTGCTTGTATTCATCAGCAAATCTTATTATTATATTTTGTCCGTTTATTGTAACCTCTCTTATAACAATTACTTCTGCATCTTCTTCTTTTATATCAATAAAACCGCTCGGGAAGATTTGAATTGTAAATCTATCAATGCTGGGGGGAAATTGCTCCCATCCAACAAACTCAAGCTCGATAGTTTCATATGTGAGATTTCCTCTTATGCCGTTTAAGTTTAACAACATATCACGGTCAGTTGGTGCTGAAAAGGTAAATGTTTGGTAAAATATATACTTATCGCCTGTAGCTCTTTTTATTAAATTTGGTAAAAACCCTTGTTTGTTAATTCTAAAACAATTTTGAATATTAAACTCGCTCCCTAAAGTTATACTTCCGCTTGCATCTGTTTGGATTATGTTTCCATTCATAACTTGTAAATTTCCATTCGCAAGCTGTAAATTACCGCTTACATATTCCATACTATTTGTTGCCCCACCTACTTTAAGTGTTTGTGGGAAAAAGTAATTGTAATTGTTAAGTAGTAAGCTATCTGCCCAAATATCTCCAAAGTTGTTTGATAAACTCGAAATTTTTGCTAAAGCTGTGTAATAAGTTGTGTCCCCTGGTAGAATTACCCAATCGCTCGCTACATTCGCCCTCGTAACTCTCCTTATAGCAATTTGAAAATTTGTATCTATTTTTTTATTATTACTATCTGTAAAATACTGGACAATAAAGCTCCAGGTGTCAAAATACGAATATTGCACTTCTCCCCAAGCTTCGCTTTGTCTTTTAATTTTATATTCATACCTCCAGAAATTACTTAAATTTTCTTGCTTGTTAACTGTTATTATTACTAAATTTCCTCTTATTCTTATATCTTTTAAAGTTACATTTGCTGGAATGTTTGTCCACCCACCAGAATTTATGCCATCTGTGTTTGCTGGAGATAAGATTTGTAAAACATTTGATGTAGTTGCGTCAATTATACTTTGTGTTTGTGTTGTATTTTGTGACTGTGTAGGTTTTATTTGTATTGTGCTTTGTGTAATCGTTGTAGCCTCTACATTTACCAAATCAATCTTCATCGTTGTTTTTGTGGGAGTTATATCTTTTGTAATATTTTGTATTTCAAATAGTCCATTAAGACCTGCTTTCGTATCGACAAAAGTAATACATTGCCCGATTTGTAGTGTGTTATCATAATCAGTTTCTACACTTACAAAATATTTCCTTGCTTTTATTTTCTGTGTAAGTCTTTTACAAAATTCATCGGCTTTATCTTCGTCAAGAAAATAATTGTCCGCTATTATAATTTTGTTATCAAGATTATTATCATTTACAAACCCACTTTTAACATACTCTTTCTCAATTTTCAATGTTGTAGCTTTTATCCTGCATTTCCTTAAAATCTGCGTTGAATTTGCATTATTTCTTAACCTATATTTTATATTTTTCTTTGCTTTTGTAAAATCAACTACTGCTATATTGCTATTATCTATTTCTGCTACAAATGTATTATCGTAAATATAAAGCAAATTTTCGTCTTGTATATCAAAGCTAAATTTACTGCCATCAATCGGATAATGAAAATTGCTCACAATCGGAATATAACATTCGCTTTTATCATCTGCGGGTGGGTTGTCTTTTGTTGTGTTAATATGTATTAAATCATTTATTGTTTTAACTAAATCATAACCCGTAACTTCTACATTTTTTTTGTCTTCTGTGAAGTTTTTTATCTCTGTAAAATAACTTTTGTCAATGGTTTTCGTGCTTGTGTAACTGTCTTTAGCAATGTAAACCTCTTTTATTTTACCAGTTGTAAAATCAAAAACCGCTCCAACGCTGTTAAAAAGCTGTAAGACTGCTGTATATAAATCTCCCCCCTTAAAATAAGCAAATGAATAATAACTGTTTATTGTCCCAATATCTATGTTATTTTGTAAATTAGCATATGTTAAAAGAGTTGTTAAAATTTGTGAGAAAGTTTTTCCTTCAAAGACCTGTTCTGGAATTTTTGTTTCTTTTAATTTTTGTGTATAATCTAAAGCTTTTATGCTTGTATAAGTTTCAATCCCTACAACTCTTACATCAAGGCTTTGTATACTCGTCAATCCTTCGAAAATTACTGTATTATTTTCTTTAACTCTTACTACTCTTTGTTTTTCAAACAAATTAGTAAAATTTCCTCTCAAATCCACGCTTAATTGAGATGTGATAGGCTCGAAGCTTTCTTGATTTATCCCGCTGTGCTCTATGTTTATTTTCTTTGCATAGCTCGAAAGTTCAACTTCGCCCCCAGTATCGTTTAAATAGTAAAATTTATATATCATTTACCTCTTTCCTCCGCAAGTTTTATCCCAGTTCGCAACCAATCGAAAAACTCATTTTCGTTCTTAAATCCTGTTAAAACTCCGTAGTTGTAAAACTGTAAATAAATATCTCGCTCTTTCACAACGCTTAATCCACTTGCACCACCACCTACGCCTCCACCTGCGTTACCACCCCCTGTATTAGGGATTGTTGGTGTATTAACATTCGAAATCGGGTTTATGTGCGAAATTTCACTTACTCGTCCCCAATGTTGATGCGAAAGATGCACTCCTGCCCAACCCAAAGCATCGTTTAGTCTGTCTATAACCCAGTTTATTGCTCCCTCTATCGCCCCAACAATAGCATTTATTACTCTCCCAATTCCATTCATTACATCAATTACAAAATTTATGACTGGAATAAAAACATTATTTGCTAAAAACACAATAACATCAATTATAACTTTTAAAGCTGGACTAACTGCTTTTAAAATTATACTTATCATATCTAAAACAAACTTTAAAGTAGGCAATACAGTAGCTGTCAATAATTCACTTATCGGTAAAATAATATCTACAATATCGTTTATTATATCAAGCACAATACTTATAAAAGGTGTAAGCACTTCAAACAATTTTACAAATGTTGCCGTTATCGCATTTGTCAGTTTATCGAAAATGTCTCCTAACTTTGCGAAAGCCTTGTCAACCAACGGTGCTACTATTTTTGCTACATAATCCATCGTATCCCCTACTGCCCCCATTATTTTAGCCACCACGACGCTATATTTTTTAAGTTTCTCTAAAAAATTAAAAATTAACTGTATTACAACTATTATCCAATGCCCTCCTCCGACAACCTGCCCACCTTGTGTCTGTCCTGCGGTCTTTTGTTCACCCACACCCTGCTTGCTTTGCAATTGCTCTGTTATCTTTTGCCCACTTACATTCAAACTAAACCCTACATTTTTTGCGTTCTGTAAATTATCCGCAATGTTTTTTGTGCTTTTTTCACTTTCCTTTAAAGTTTCTTTTATAGCATCAAAAGCACTTTTGCCACTTTTTACTTTTTCGACTATTTTGTCAAACGCATCAATCCCTTTTTGCCAACTATCTGTAATTTTTGTTAACTCAATTTCTTTCCACTGCAACCCTAATTTATTAGCAAGTTTTACAATTGCGTTATATAAACCTTGTATTAAAATTAAAACTTGCTCAATAACCGTCTTGATAACTTTTAATATAAAGCTAAATGGAGTGCCAAAAATCCTTATAACTGCTGTTGCAATAAAATCTATAAATTTTAGTATTACATTTATTGCGTTGCCAATCAAAGTCAAAATCGTCTGAATAATCGTTCCAATCGTTGTCCCAATTATACCGAAAATCCCTTTTATCACATCCAAAAATGGCTCAATCCCACTTACAAAAGCCTCAAAAGCTGTCCTAATAGGCTCAATAATAGGTGCAAGCAAGTTATTAAACACTTCACCAAGCTTTAAAATCAAATCCTCAATTGCGTCACTTATCCCCTCGAAGCTCCCAGCAAGTGTTCTATCAAAATGCTCGAAGCTACCAGCAATAAAAGTAGTTTTCTGCCTCATATCCTCCAGAATTGCATTTGTTTTTTGTAACCCTTCCAGTTTACTAAAATCATCCAAAACAATTCCTAAATGTCTTAAAGCTCTTTCATTGCCCACTAAAGCCATCTGTATCGCTTGCGTGGCTTGTTTTAAATCTATGCCGTAAAATTTCGCCATATCTTTCGCAAGCCCGCTAAATTCTTGCGATAGTTTTATCGTTTCTTCTCGTCCATAACCCAGTCCTCTAAAAAATGTAGCAAAATCACCAAGTAGTTCTACGGCTTCTTGCCTTGTGCTCCCGAAATTGCGTCTTAAGTTATTTAAAGCTTCGTCTACTTCTCCGCCAGCTCCAACCAGCATATTTAGTTTGTATAATTTTTGCTCATATTCGCTGTATGCTTCTACACTCTTTTTTACAACTGCTATTACTCCACCAATTGCGCCTGCAAGTGTTGCAAATCCAGTAACCGCCGAAATATTTAACCCTGTTAACTTTTCTAACTGCTGTCCAAGCCCAGCAAAAATCCCTTTTGCTTCGCTTGTTTTTTCAGCCACGCCTTTTACTTCGTTTTTTACTCTGTTTATAGTCTCGCTTGCTCTATCGTTTGCAATTATATCAATTGTTGTTTTTAAATCAGCCATTTTTTAACCTCTCAATTCTCCTGTTATGTTCTTTTATAGCTTCGCTCTGCAATATTCGCAAAATTATAAAATCCCAGTAGCCAAGCTCATCCCATTTAACATTTTTTAACAATCCGTTCTCGTCTAAATCATTTACAAAAACGCTTACTAATCCGTTAGTATAGTTTGCCAAGTCACTGTTTTTTATTTCAACCTTTATCCCTTTTACATAAGCTTTACAAATTGTTTCAATAGTATTTATTTCATCGTCAGTAGTTTCAACCACTCTTAACAATTCACTGTATAATTCCTCGTCCGCATTATCGCCAAAAATTTCTTTAAAAAGTAAAAGCGGTGATGTTCTTAATTTAAAAACATCCACCGCTTTAATTTTTATGTTATTAACCTTGCTTAAATACTTCATATCAAGTCTTCAGCCAAGTAGTTCTTAAGCTCTTCGAAAGCTCGCTTAAACTCTTTCTCGTCACTGTCAATCCAACTCTCCAGCCATTTTATTCTTTTGTCCACATCCCAGCCTTGCCATTCCTCAAACCCTGCTATAGTTCTAACACAATAAGCAAACACATATAAATCTTTTCTAAACAATACCTGTAAGTTCGGTTTAGCTTCATTCTGCTGTAAAGCATTTAGTGTCAAAGTGTCCTGCTGTAAAAGCCTTGTTTGAAAGTCCGCTCTCATCAAATCATTTATTTTCTTTACTTCACAAATCCTTTCCTCGCCTGCTATTATAAGCTTTAGGGTATCAAATTTATTTTTAAATTCTATCATTAGTATGCCTCCGACTGTGAATTTATAAGTTGTAGCTCAATAGACGGGTCAATATTGCTTGATATCGTCCCATACGAAAGCACCTCAAAAGACACATCACTTTTTAAAATTTCGTCCCCATCGTTTTCTTTATAATCATTCACTCTACATCGTGGCAAGTTAATAATCAATTTGTTATTTGCATCTTTTATTAGCTCTACACTTATTGCCACATCATTTTCGCCAAGGTATTTATTCCAAAATTCCAAAGATGTTTCGCTTAAGTTCAAGCTAAACTTTGCTGTAGCTTCTACTCCGCCTCGCATAAGTCCCGTTGCTTCAAGCCCACCCATAAAGTTAAAATCAGCATCAACCTTTTCTGCTATATTAACTTCGAAGTTTTTAACTGGCATTTCAATATTGTTCACTTTTACATTTGCCTCATAAAACCTAAAACTGTTACCTGTTAGCGACACATTCTGCTTGTCTGTAATATTTCCTTCTTCCATCTTTGCCGAAATTAAATCAAAATCTGCTGTAATAAAACTATTTAGCTCGCCTTTTATGCTTACTCCAGCCACTCTCGTGTTTAAAAAATATCTTAACCACTCGACTTTATACTGCTCCACTGCGATGCTTATATAATCGTCTACCACACTAAATTTAAAAGAATGCGTATACGGTGGAGATGCACCTGTCACTGTTTCGCTACCAAAAAGGCTCTTAAATAAAACTCCCTGCCCAGTGCTGTCTAACTCCACTCCGTTTATCTTTCCTTTCCAGCTTCTTGTGCCAATCGCCGTGTCCTGTTTGAGTAGCCTGCCTGTTAAAGCTTTGCTTTCAATCTTGCCTGCGTCAAGCTCAAATCCACCCCCGCTATATTTTAGAAAATTATTTATTGTTGCGGGCTTTACTCCTTTTGTTGTCTCTTTTGCAACTGCTATATAACTAAATCTACCGTGTGCCATTTTTCTTTACCTCCAGTTTATTTTTGCACCTTACAACTTACTTGTAAGGCTATAGTTTTATTGCTATAACAAATTATTTTATCTACATTAAAAACAATAATTTCTTTGTGTGTTTCTAAAAAGTTTTTTAAGTTTACATATTTTAGTTTATTAATTATTGTATCTAAATCATTCGTAATATTTTCTACATAAAAAGCTATCAAAGCCCTTACATCACAAATCAATTCTTCGTGCGTCCCGCCAATTTCTATATTGTTTAGTTCAATCAAATCCACGCCGTATAATTTACTACCCGTTGTAAATTCAGGTGGTTTAATTTCTGTAAATTTATAATCTGCAAAAATATAATTAGCAAAATCTTTTATTAGTTCTATCATTTTTTTGCTCCTAATACCAAATCAAATTGCTCTTTCGCCTCATCAATCCCTGTCTGCGCTCCGCTCACTAACCATCTATATCTTGCAAATCGTGGACTATACTCAAGGTAATAAGCATACGGTAGCCCTGCTCCGTTTATTGTCATACTTCCAACCTCATACCTACCATTTGTTACTTTCGCATAGTTTATGCTATTAGCAAGATTACCAGTTCTACGATGCACAGGATTACCACTCAAACGGTTCATCACAATTGCATTTCTTATCACATTACAAAAAGCCTGTAAAGCATCGTCAAGTCTATTAGCAATGTTTATTATATCACCTTCTGTCTTTATGTTTATGCTTATCATACCAAGCACCCTGCCTCGTGCTTCTCGACGGAATAGTATTTTTTTACTATATCAGCATACTTGCTAAAATCAAAATATTCAAACTGCACATTCAAAGCCCCAGCCGTTAGACTATCGCTTTTACTCTTTACCGCAAGTAAATCTTGTTCGTATTTTTTTACATACTCCGCAATTATCTCTGCAAAAAGTGTCTCTATATCTTCGCATTCTTCACTGTAGCCATAAGTAAGTGTAAGCTGTTGTGGAATGTAAAGAAATTGTAAAGGTATTTGTATTAGCCCTTCGTTTTTGTCTATAATAGACAAATTTGTGTCTCCAATTCTTGCACTCACAATAGGCAAGTAGCATTTGCTTATATAAGCAAACTCCGTAGTGGGAAAAGCATTGAAGGTAGCCGTGACTACCTCAAAAGCTTTTCTAAATTGCTGTTTATATCTTGCAAAAACTAAATCTGCTATAGCTCCTATATCTGCGTCTGTCAACTCTGTTCTAAAAAGTTTTTTAACTTGTCCTATTACTTTATTTCTGTCAATCACGGCTACCTCCATTTATGTTAATTTTTATGCTGTAAACTTATAAACTCCGCTCAATTCTGCTCCGAAAGCAAGCAAGGCTTTAGCAATAATGTAAGTAGTTCCTGTATTGTCAATAATATTTACATAGACAATATCTCCCATCATTCCACTTGCTACATAATCCTTATTTAACACTATCGCAATTGGAATAGTTTCGTCTGTTGGGATTGAATATACATCCATCCCAAATATTTTACCTAAAACTCCTGTATTCACAACTGCGTTTACACCAAATTTATCGACCGTAAGGAATTCAGGCTGTGCTATAAACCAAGCAAGTGCTTTTGGATTTACTACAATAGCGCAATTCTGTGGATTATCTACCTTCTCGCCTGCGTTTGTTAATACTGCCGAATAAAAATCAGATGCTTTTACTGTGCCGTCAAAAGCAAAAGTGCTACTATTTGTTGTTGTCTTAAGCATTGTATAAGCAACCTGGTCATACTTTCTCGCAATACTTTTCTTCAAATTGCTTCTTATCCCGTCAACCAAACTCTGCCCACCTGCCATTTCCAGCAAATAGCTTAATGGATATCGTCCAGTAAACTGCTGTGCATTTAAGGTGATGCTTTTTGTTCCTACATCACTGTCTGTCCCTGCCCCTGTCTCAACTGTGCTTATCACTGCCTCGCCCAAGACTGGAATTTTAACCGTAGTAGCCTGCATCTCAACAATCTGATTAGGCATTACAAATAGTTTGCCGTCTGGGATACCGTCAAACACCTTCGCCACACTTGCGGTAGCATACTGCGTAGATGTGTTTAGAGTGTTTACTGCTTTTTCAACCATTCTTGCCTCTTTTTCTATCTCTTTTGCCTCTTTTTCTGTCTCTTTTACTTTCTTTTCTGCCTCTTTTACTCCCTTTTCTGTCTCTTTTACTTCCTTACTTACTTCTTTTACTCCTTTGTCAATCGTTATCTCGACCCCTTTATTTTCTGTGTCTGCCTCTTTGTTGTTTAAAATATCAACAATATCTTTTACATTTATTTTCTCCATATCTTTCACCTCCGTTTTTTTTATTTTTTCATCAAGTGCTTCTTTGATAACAAAGGCAAGTCTTTGTTTCCTCGCCTCTTCTGTCTGCTCCGTATTGCCCGTTTGCTTATTACTTTCGGCTTGCCTGGTGCTAAAAGTTTGCTTATTATCTTCTTTAATAATTTCAAAAACTGCTTCAGGATTTGCTGGGACTGCGACAACAGAAATTTCCAGCAAGTCCCCTTCTTTATAAATTCTTTCGCCATTTTCTGCAACCCCCTCCGTGTTACTCATAAATCCAACACTAAAACTCTTTAAAGCACCTTCTGTTATTGCCTTAAGTATTTCCACATCGACTGTAAAAATTTCGGCAACAACAAAAAGTCCTTTTGTATCTACTTTTGCATCTAAAGTTCTACCAATCACCTTATTTCTATTGTGATTGTATAAAATAACTCCACCTGCGTTCAGGTAGTCCTGCAACGACTTTAAGAAGGCATCTTTTTTTATTATCTCGCCCGTTCTGTCAATTCTTTCTGTGCTTGCGTAACCTTGTATTTTCATTCATTTCCTCCCCTCTCTATAATTTTTGTCAATAATGTGCACCTGCAATTTATTACTTCGCTTGCGTCTGCTGTTTCGTCGTATGGATACATAAGCCCGTTTGGGAATTTTTCCTCGTTGCCTATCCAGCCTACTAACCCCGCTTCGTAGTGACTTTGCCTAACTCTCTCGTCTTGTGCTGTGCTCCATCTCTTTACCACGGCAAGATTGTTTCTACTCGCTATTTTTTCTACCTCTTTTGCATTCTCTCTAATTGCAAAATTGCTTGCTCTGTTTACCTCCGTCCTTGCTATCGTGTATGCATCAGCTTTTGTAAAAAGATTTTGTAATTCTTTTGCTATCTCGTCCGCTGTATATTCCTTTTCTTCGTCTGCAAGCTTTTTAATCGCTTCATAAACTCGCTCTGTTAGCCCGCTTTTAAACTGCAACTGCTCAAAAGCTTTTTGTAAAGCCTCGTTAGTTAGATATACATCATAACCTTGTCTTACTAATTCGTTCTCAAGTGCTCTTTTACCCGCCTTTCTCCAGTAGCTTTTCACTACTTTTAAAATATTCTCGTCAAGCATATCAAAAAAGTCATCGTTTATTTCAAATTCTAACCCTTTATTCTGCTGTCTCCTTAAATAATTTTTTATCGTCCTGTTATACTCCGCAAGTAACTCTTGCGTCATAAACCCCTCAAGTGGTTGCATTTTCTTTGCGTGCCAATCCCATATCTGTTCGTCTTCCTGTAGCAACTGCTTCTCTGTCATTTTTATGTTTTTCAAAGCCCTTAAAAACTTTTGTGGTGTAACTATTTCAATTTGCTTACTAACTTCCTCTTTGCTTTCAGCCTGCTTTATTGCGGATAAATCTTTGTCAATCTGTAAAAGCTTTCGGCTCTCTTCCAAATCGATTATTCCTGCTGTAAATAGCTGTAAAACTTCTTGCGTGCTAAAAACTTTCACATCGCTTAAGTAATCTATATTGCTAAAATCTATATCAACCCTAATCTTGCTATCATATGATGTTTGTAAAAACCTTTCAAGTCCAGCCCTCACCAGCTCGACATAACCTTGTAAAGTTGTTTTATAAAAAGCAATAGCTTCCTCTTTCGCAAGTGCATAAGCTCCGCCTTCTCTCGCCTGAAATAACAAAAGTGGTATCCCCATAACTCTTGCAATCGTCTTTACAACAAAATCTTTTATGCTGTCCAGCTTTTGTATATCCGCCTTGTTTTCTAAAACCTGTAGGCTCGCTGGCAATACTGGACTTTCGCCACTGTTTAGCCTCTTTTTAGCCTGAAATAACAAGCTCTGCATTATGTTAATATCCCGCTCCGTTACCGTATCTACCTTGTATGCGCCGAATATCCCGTAACTCTTTAGGTAATACGAATTAAACTTTATGTAATAATTTTCAAGCTCAATAATATCTTTTAACCACGCCCTAAAGCCACCTTCTTTCGTGTCAGATAAGTTTAACAATAAAACTCTATCCTTCGCAATCTTCACACCGTTAACATTTATACTTACTATCTCCCCTTGTTTGTTTTCGTTTATTGTAAATTCGTCCCCGCCTAAAATATAATTCTTATCGTAAAAAACTACTGCTACCCTGCCTGTGTCAAGTAGCTTCTCGTATAACATCTTTTTTGCTTCAAACTCACCTGATACAAGCTTATTACCTACATTCGCAAAAATGTTTCCAAGGCTCGCTGGTATAACAACAAAATTAAACCGTGCAAGCTCATTTGTGAGTATGTTTAAGCCTGCTAAATACGAAGGACTATATTGATTAGTTACTTGTGCATTGTTTAAATCTATCGTGTTAGCAAAAATTAATTGCTTCTCTATTGTGTTATTTTCTACTTGCTTTCTCTTAAATAAATTCATTCAACCACCTCAAAGTTGCTATTGTTTTTTCATCAACTCTTCTGTTATTCTCTACAAAATTAGTATAAATTGCATACCGCATCGCATCAAGCAAGTGGTCATTCACCTTCAGGACTTCCTCTAAAATCCTACCATTTCTGTCTGTTTTGTATACATACTGGTTAATTTCCTTAAGCAAGTTCTCCCCGTTCACATAAAGTTCTGCCTGTCTCAAAAAAGCTATTCCTTCGGCTACATCTTTTACACTCGCCCTTGCGTTTAATCCTGCTCGCCGTAGCTCCTCTATTCGGTTAGGTTCTGCGCTATCGCAATATATTGCTCTGTCTCCCAAGTTAAACTGCTTTAATAAACTTATAAGCTCCTGATTTGTTAAATGGCTTCTATAAAGCATCTCTTTTACAAAATACTTATTTCCTTCCTTCTTAATTCCTACTAAAGCTGTAGGATTATTAAATCCGAAGTCAAGCCCATAAAAATCTGGGTCAATATCAAAATCAAACACTCTGTAATCCTTATAAACCATAACATTGTCTTTTTCGCTCCACTCGCCTAATGTATACACATTGTAATAATTCCTATCCTTTATTCCTTGCAAAGTTTTTATATATTCTTTATCTAAAAAAGGATTATCTTTGTAAGTAGTCTTTAGAATAAAAACATCGTCCTGGCTTAAATCTTTTATCTTGTCTTTAAGCCAACTCGCCCGTGCTACAGGGTTAAAAGTTAGAATAAACTGCTTATAAAACCCTGTCTCGCCTCGTAGCCTTAAATCAAGCTGGTTGAAATCTGCGGGTGTTATCTCGCTTGCTTCCTCACACCACACTGTAGAAATGTTATCAATAGACTTTATCTTTTCCTCGTCATCAAGACCTGTAAAAATTATTTCGCCTGCCCCAACTCTGATTTGTCTTTTATGCTCGGTAAATTTGTAAGGTAGGTTCTCTAATTTAAGAATTTTTTCAATAAGGTGGATAACCGAATTGTTTAGGGTGCTTGCATATTTTCTAACAACTAAATGCCTCCCCCCTTGTAAGGCTCTAACGACAATTTTCCTTCCTGCGTGCTCGGATTTTCCACTCCCAGCTCCGCCGAAAAGGAAACAATATCGCTTGTCTGTTAAGATAAAATTTTCATATGCTTCAGCTATTTTCACCAGCCCCCTCACTGCTTTTAACTATTTCTATTTTTAACACATTTGGTATCTGTAAACTTACCTCATCTTCAGCTCCCCAACCTCTACTCCTTGCTTTCGTCTTTAAAAAATAAATCTGCGCTTTTACATCACCCTCAATTGCCTTCTTAATCAAGGAATTTTCCACTGCGTCAATAACGCTCTCTTCTACTTCCTTTACCTTTCTTGCGAATTCCTCATCTTTCTTAAGCCAGGAATAAAAGGTATCACGACAAATCCCAACCTTTTTACAAACTTCGCTCACATTAAAACTTACTGCGTAAAGCTCTAAAAATTTCTCTTTTACTTCCTCTCCTCTACGACGCATCTGCAACCTCTGCAATTAGTTTTTCTAAAGTAAAAATATAATCCGCTTTCGGTAAAATTCTAAACAACCTCCACCCCTTTGCTATTGCTAAATTGTATTTTTCCATATCTTTTATAAATCCCCTTGCCCTATTGTG